CGTTTCCACTAAATGTGGTATTTGTGTTTGGATTTAAAAGAGTTCTACCCTTCAACTTCGCCGCTCCTATAATTGCATCTGGGGCTGGTAATGCTTGAGTCGCGGCAGATAAAATTTCTGCAGTTTCGAAACCTGCGCCGGCGGCACCAATTTGACTCTTTATGCTTTCGGCTATTTTACTTGGACTAAATCCACCTTCTTGTATAGCCTTTGCTAATCCTCCTCCTATTGCTCCAAGCTCAACTGTGTTGTAAGTTGCAGAGTCATTAAAAGCGATATTTGCCGGACATGGAAAAAAGATATGATGTTGTTTAACTCCACCAGTACCTTTTTCATGAGCGGTAAATTCAATGATATTGACATTTGGTTGACCTCGAAGATCAATGGGGTAAACTAACCCGCTTGTGTCGCTTGATGTTATAAACGAAGGTAAGTTATTACCCAACAGATTCTTTCCGATATCGGAGACCGAAGAAGAGAGTTGCGCTTTTGCATTTCTCACTAATGCGTTTGCTTGCTTTCCGAGACCTGAGAGTAAGAGTGGTTTTGCCATAGATAAATAGATTCTGTTCTTATTTATAAGAAAAAATGTCGTATAAAGGAAGATATAAAGTAAAGAATCCGAGCAAGTATAAGGGTAATCCAACTCAAATTATCTTTAGATCGTTATGGGAGAGACAGGTTTTTCGTTGGTGTGATGAAAATTCAAGTGTTCTTCAATGGTCGAGCGAAGAGATTATCATTCCTTATCGATGCAAAACAGACAGAAAGCTCCATCGTTATTATCCGGATGTTTATATCAAAACAAAGGACAAGGAGTATCTGATCGAAATCAAACCAAAAAAGGAAACCGTTCCTCCACGAGATCGATCAAAAAAGACAAAGACATACCTGAACGAAGTGATGACCTATATTAAAAACACTTCAAAATGGGATGCGGCAAAGGAATACTGTGCGGATCGTGGATTCATATTTGATATTTGGACCGAAGACACATTAAAGAAAATGGGAATAAAATTGTTGACCTAATCTTATAAATAGATTCATGGCCAAATCGTATTTCGATAAATTGCAAGCTGATGCTTTTCGTTCAGGTGTAACACCTCGTACCGAAGAGTCGTTGAAGTGGTTTCGAAAGAGACTGAGCAATATTACAAATGTGAATCGAAATCAGATACTCAAAGACGAGAATTTGATTAAGGTAAATAAACCTCTCACTGGCCGAATGTTCATGTACTTCTACGATCCAAAGACAAAGGAAACACTTCCCTACTACGATAAGTTTCCGCTCATCATTATGGTTGATAAAGCACCAAAGGGTTTCTATGGATTGAATCTTCATTACCTTGATCCAAAGAGAAGAGCGATTTTCTTTGATAAGTTAATGGATTACATGACAAATAAGAAGTATGATCGAACCACAAAATTTCGTTTATCCTATGGTCTTTTGTCGGGCGCTCGTAAACTCAAAGAGTTCGAACCCTGTTTCAAAAGATATCTTACATCACACATTACATCAAGAGTCTCAGAAGTTCCGGCAACCGAATGGGAAGCCGCACTCTTTATGCCAACCGATCAGTTTGTGAAGAATAAGAGACAAAGCGTTTGGAATAAATCACGTAAACTCATAGCATAATGTCTTTAGTCAAAAAAATTCAAGGTGTCATAAGTCCAACCACAATCGACGACTTTAAGTCAGTCATTGGTCGAAGAAGTGGTTTGGCTCCCTCAAATCGTTTTGCGATATTCATGAATCCACCTTCTCAGACTCTTCTGAACTTGGATTTACAGAACGCTGCGACTAACCTTTTAAGTGGTAACTTTGGATTGAGTCAATTCGTTAATGATCCAAGAGACGTTGCACTTCTTTGTGAGAGTTGTTCTTTGCCGGGAAGACAAATACAAACGTTGGATAAACAACATTTAAATTATCGACAAAGCGTAAAGACTCCTCAAGGTTATTTCAACGAGGATGTGAGCTTTGTCTTTCATTTAACGAATGACTATCACATGAAAAAACTTTTTGATCGTTGGCTGGATTTAATAGTCAATCCCGAAACATATCAGGTTGGTTATAAAAAAGAATACGTTACAGATGTAACAATACAGCAGTTGAATCAACAAAACATTCCGGTGTACGGGATAAAGTTAAAGAATGCTTTTCCGGTAACAGTTAATACAATTGAGTTGAATAACGGATCATCGAGCAGTACGCAAAAATTGAATGTCACATTGACATACGAAGATTATGAAACCGAAGGATCGATTGCCTCCTCCATCGGTGGTGTTAAAAATGTAATTGGAGGCGTCCTTAATAGATTAGTATAGATTATGCCATTACCAGTATTAGAAGTGCCGAAGTACAGTTTAGTTGTACCTTCGACTAAAAAGAAATTACAGTATCGTCCTTTTCTTGTAAAGGAAGAGAAGATACTTATGATTGCCCAAGAATCTGAAGACGAAAATCAAATTCTTAATGCTATAAAAGAAATTTTAGTAGCATGTACTTTTGGAAAATTTGATCCGGATAAAAACACTTCCTACGACATGGAATATATTTTTCTCCAATTGAGATCAAAGAGCGTAGGAGAACAAATACAGCTTTCTATTCCATGCAGTAAATGTTCTACTCCAAACACAATTACAATTAATTTAAATGATATCGAAATAAAATACCCAGAAGTAGAAGTTGATAATAAAATACAATTGTCAAATAGTGTTGGATTAGTTCTAAAACCAATATCAATGACTGCAGCAATTTCAGTTCAAAAAGACACATCATTGGAACGTTCGATTCGGGCTGTTATCGATAACGTGTATGACTCCGAAAATGTTTACCACCTTGAAAATTTTACAGATAAAGAAATCTCAGACTTTATAGATTCGTTTAGTCATTCTTCTTTAGAAAAAATTGAAGAATACATTTTATCTCAACCCACTTTGGAATACACAATTAAGTTCAAATGTTCTAAATGCGGAGAAGAAAATGAAGAAATTTTGACCGGACTTGAGTCTTTTTTCTAATATGCCTTTCTCATGATTCTCTCGCTAATCACTATCAAACAAATTTTTCCATGATGCAACATCATAATTATAGTTTATCAGAACTCGACAATATGATTCCGTGGGAAAGGCAAATTTACACTTCTATGTTAATGGATTATATTCGCGAAGAGAATGAAAGGATACGAAAACAAAATGGCTGAAGAAAACAATAAAAGAATTGAAGACTTGTCAAGGGAAAATATTGAAGAATCAAAATCAATAAAAGAATCTCAAATAAAGTCTGAACAAGTTCTGACTACCAATTTGCCAGATTTAAGAGAATCTAGTAAAAAACATCGCGATGAAGATAAAGCAAGATTTGAAAGACAAAAAAGAAGAGAAAGAATTCGCTTCGCTATTAATACTGTACGATATTTTAAGGATAAATTAGAAGAAAGAAAGTCAAGAAAACTTGCCAAAAGAAGATTTCTTTTTGAGAATAAGCAACGTCTTTTTATAGCGGATAAACAACAAAAAAATGTTGAAGCCACCATTTTAGTTGCAAAATCGATCAATGATCTTGCAACACAAATGGCAGGAAATGATTTATTGAATGAAGAAAGAAGAAGAGAACAGAACTTACTTTTCGCAAAACTTCTTGATAAAGATGAAAAAGATAGACCTGAGTTGAGAAAGGGTCTATTGGATGGTTTAGGTAAAGGACTACTTATTGCAACTGCTCTAACGGGAATTCTTGCGGCAACCGGAAACCTCGAAAGTGCTGTTCAAGGTTGGGTTCAAGGAGGAATCAATTTTGCCAAAAACGTCACAAAGAAACTTGTTGAAAAACTTGGTGCTTTTAAAGAAGGTGCCAAAGGTCTTGGTAAAACATTTAGGAAAGCCTTTCAAGGAGTAACTAGATCATTCCGAAAAGGGATGAATTCAGCAGTTTCCGGAATAACAAAAAGATTGACTGGAGCTCTCGGATCGCTTAAAGGTGGAATAGATGATGTTGTTTCTAGCTTAAAATCAAGAGTAAGTAGTATCACCAAAACTCTTACCGAAAAACTCGCAAAGAGTGGTATTGGAACTGCTGCCAAAAAGGCTGGAGGATTTTTTAAAAAAGTTGCGGGTGGTGCAAAGTCGTTAGGTGCTAAGGCAGTGGGTGGAGTTAAGGCTGCTGGTTCAAAGGTCGCGGGTGTTGCGTCTAAAGCCGTGGGTGGTGTTAAATCTGTTGCTGGAAAAGTTGCAGAAAAAATTTCACCTATGAAAGCAGTTAAACCTTTTGCAAAGAAACTTTTAAAAGGATTGGGTAAAATTCCAATTTTGGGTACGGTTGTCGAAGGAATATTTGCAAATAACGATATAAAGAATATACTGGCAAATCCAGATTTATCAAAGGAGGAAAAGAAAAAGGCTGTTGGCCAAAGAGTTCTGGAAGGAATTGCTGGTCCTGCCGGAGCTACATTAGCCGTAGCAGCGTTAAACGCTCTTACGTTGGGAGGAGGGTTTTTAGGATCGTTTGTTGCTGCAGCTGGAGGTGATTTTGCTGGAAGATTTCTCGCAAAAAAGATTGGCCCATTTCTCCCACTTGGAGCTCTCGGCGGGGCTGTTATTGATACTTTCTATGGTGGAATTCCAGAAGAAGGAGCAGAAAGTGGTGGTACATCAATTGGTGGAATCGCAAAGGGGACCGCTAATGCTATTAGCAGTGCAGTTTCAATCGGAACGGATAAAATATCCGGAACATCGGAATCAATAAAAGAAAAACTTTCTCCTGCATCAAGAAATAATACTCGCAAGAAGCAGAGAGGCACATCGGAATCAATAAAAGAAAAACTTTCTCCTGCATCAAGAAATAATACTGGCGCTCAAATGGAAGTTGGAATGTCAACTATCGCAGACTCAAAGGCACAACCAGCACCAGTGATTGTTGCGGGTGGTGGTGGTGGCGCCGCTCCTCAAAACACAACCGTAAATGCTTCGAACGTGAACATATCTAATAGTAGACACGCCGAAGAATCTTGGTCTTTAACGACCGCGGCATACGGTTTTTAGTAACATAAAAACTGTTACATACCAGAAGAGGCGATACCGGATTTCTCCAGTATCGCCCCTTGTATTTGTTTATCAGTTCGGTTAGTCCTGAGCCAACTTGGCGAAATATGCCAAGGTGTCTTCTTCCTCACCATCATCATCGTTTGATGAACTAACGTTCTGATCCTCGCTCCTCGGTGCGGGTGCGTCCACTCGCTCTTCACGGGTCTCATTGAGCTCGGTAGTTTGTTCTACCGAAAAGGTGTTGGCGATATCCTCTTCACCAAGTACCTCGTATAACTTCTTCTTCAGTTCGGCGTATGACTTGTAACTTGACGGATCGATGAACTCATTCAATCCATGAAGACTGTCATAGACCTTCTTCAACTTTTCTTCATCACCATCAAAGAGTTCAGTAACAGAATCGAACTCTGACTTATCATAGTTGCGATAACCTTCAACATTACGAATCTTCAACTTGAAGTTCGCTCCACCCCAGAAGTCAAATGGGTTGATAGGTTTTTCATCCTCGAACTGAGGCTGCATCACATCCATGATCTTATCGAAGATCTTCTTTCCATACTTGTAAAGAAAGACCTTACCTTCGTTTGTCGGATTCGCTGAGTCGGAGATCACAAGAATGTTCGATACGTAATGCAGACGACGTTTACGTTGACGAACCAATTCCTTGTCTTCCTCTCTTCCCGAGTTCCACAACTGAGAATTCAACTCACTCAACGGATCTTGTTGACCGATTGAAGTAAGAGACTTCTCGATATACCACCTGCCGGTTGGGCCTTTGAAACCATGATCCCAGAAACGGACCCACGGTAAATCTTCGGAGTTTGCCGAAGGTAGAAAGCGAATAACGGCATAACCATTGCCCGCTTTATCAACAGTTGGTTTCCACTCTCGGTCGTCTCCATAAGACTTCTTTTCAGAGACGCTTTCGGCGGCATTTACCAACTTTTCTATCGACGCAAGTCGATTTGCTTTGAGTTTTTCGAATGACATATATTTTAGTATTTTAGTGTATAACAGTGTATTTTTTGTATACTTGAAGTAATATAACAGATTTCAATCACTTTGTAAAGACTTTTCTTACAATATTTACAAGTTTTTTTTGTCTGTATATTCCTTCGAGATAGAAGTAATTTATTAGATTATTCAAAGATTTCAAAATCCAAGAGGGTTGGTTGTAAATTCAATAGACCCAGATCACTCATAGTCGTTTCTAAAAGTTTATGAACATAAGAACGAGACAATATCTTTTGAGATGGGCCCATAAAGTTGGATAGGAACAAACTATGATAT